TATTTTGACAACTATAGCGTTGTCGTGTCTGAACGTGCCAAGATCAGAGCCGGTTCTGAAGACCGGTCTCCTGTTAGCACTCAGATCCATTGTTAAAGGACTGCCGTCCATCTCTGTCTTATCGATGGTTATTGCAGTGTTTGACACTCTCCAGAAGTCTGCCGAATAAACAAATATTGAATTGTTTTGTTCAACGAAACTGGTTCCATCTGAGACACGCACTACAAAATCAAAATTTTTACTGATGCTCTTAGTCGTTACTGTCCTGTCATATGTGCCATCGAACTCATCTTCATTGCCAGAGCCGTCATATCCTCCCCTGACTCCAAATCTTTCATCATCGGTCAGTTCTACTATTCCAGATATCAGACCAGATTTACTCATTGTTATGCCTGGTGGCAACTCCCCCTGTACAATTTCGTAAACTAGTTGCTGTCCTGCCCTTGTGTCCGAGTCTGTGGCCTGCATCTGGAAGTCAATGCTGGATCCATCTATGACCCAGAAAAGGCCGACGCTGGTGGAATCGTCCAGTCGCAGTTGACCGGAAGCAGTCGTGAATGTTGGTGCGTCCGCACCTTGCACATCCAGGCTGAAAGTCCTGTCTGTGATAGTGGTACCGGCCGTGGCTCGCACGACGAAGGTGTAAAGAGTTCTTTTGGCAACCTCGGCCGGAGTACCTGTCAGTAAGCCTGTAGACGTCACCTGCATTCCAGGTGGCGGACTTCCTGCAATCACGGAGTAAATGATGGCCGTTGAATCGCTGGTATTCGCTTCGAGTTGTAGCGAAAATGACGCTTGTTCGTCTATGGTTGCAATTTTACCTGCTGTGGTTGTCCACACTGGTGTTGCCATAAAATACTCCTTACAACGGTATTTATTGACAATTACTTGTGTTTATTCTGTGTACGAATCCAGTGTTCCAGGTGTTGCCTGAGGTTTTCCCTTTGAATCTTGTCTTGCTCACGCCGTATGGCATCTTCTAAGCGTTTGATCTCAGAGTGAGTAGATTTAGGTCTGTTACGTTCGTTATGACGTCTTCTCATATTTGCCTTGTTTAAGGACTATGCGTTTGTACTATTACGCTTGATCGTAGAACGGAATTACTCTCATTGTTCCGGCTATCTTGATCTTAATGTACCCAGTTGGTTGTCCTGGTAGGGCCGAGGCCGAACCTGCTGATCCCACAGTTGACTGTGTGGCAGTTAAAATATCTATAACACCAGTTCCAGCAGTGCCTAGTTGTAAATCTGCATTTGAAACAGTTGTTGCAATTTTGTTATCATTGATCTGAATGTTTCCGTCAACTTTTAGATTGCTTATGGCCACAAGACCTGTTCCACTTGGATTTATGTTGATGTCTGCATTTGATCCATTGCTTGTGATTTCATTGGTTGTCAAACTAGTTGCAGTTAGTGTACCAGATACATTCGTGTTTGTTTGTAACTCTATTGTGCCTGTGCCATCTGTGGTTAAATTTAAGTTGGCGTTCGAACTATGAGTAGTAATTGTGTTAGCAGTTACGGAAACTTCTTCAATCACAACTGAACCTGTACCATTTGCTTCGATCAATACGTCATCGTTCGTAACCGATGGGCTAATTTTTGCCGCTGGTCCCAACTTCATTTCCGAGTCTACGAAGACTGTGTGGGCTGTCAATATCGAAGGAACGTTTACTGTGTTACCGCCAAGCGTTATTCCCCCTGTGCCCTGAGGATTAAGAAGAATTCCACCATTGCTGTTTGTTGCAGTAATGTTATTTCCTGTAAATGCTAGGTTGTCAATGTCAAATCGACCATCTATGACTACGTTTCCTGTAATTGTTTGTCCAATAGTGGTCATTTCACTTTGGATGTCAACAACACCGGTGCCTGCGGCATCAAGTTCAAGGTTTGCATTTGAAGAGATTGTGGTAATCTTATTATCTTTAATTCTAACACCTTCGGCGTCTAGTTGTCCTGTGATTGTCTGTGTTCCTGTGGTTGTTATGTCCGCGGTGGTCAAAGTTCCAACCACTGTTGCGCCTGCAAGTACTTTTACTGCTCCTGTGCCACTACCGTCTAGCTCTAAATCTGCGTTTGAGGCATTTGCCTTGATTGTGTTGTCTGTTATTGTAACACCATCAATCGCAACATCTCCAGTCATTGTCGCCGCATTGATCGTCGGTGATGTTAAAACTTTGTTGGTCAAGGTCTGTGATCCTGTCAGCGTTGCCACTGTGCTATCGATTGCAGTTGTCACTGTGTTGTTGACAGCAGTAGTTGTAATTCCTGTACCACCTGAGAACTGCATCACTTCTGAATCTAGATCGATAGAATTAGTAGTCGAGTCATCCGCAGTGAAGTCTAGATCTTGTGCTGTGATCTGTGCGTCAACGTAAGTTTTAATTGCACCTTGTGTGGCTAATAGTGTCGCACTTGATCCCAACGCACCATTATCAATACCTGTGACAGTTGCACCAGTGGCCAATGCCAGTGATGTGGCAACAGTCAAAGTTGATCCAAGTGCTGTCGCACCGTCTACGTCTAGTGTGCCTGTGGTCTGAATATTATCTGCTAGTGTGATCTGTGTGGAATCATTGGAACTTACCTGGCTTCCGTTGATCGTTATTGATCCTAGGTTGATGTTTCCTGTGCCGTTTGGTGTTACTGTGATGTTTCCATTTGTTACACCTGTTGTTATTGCGAAGTTGTTTACATCTAGGTTTGCGTCCAATGTGTTTAAGTCATTGTCGCTACCGTATAATTCTACGAAGTTGTCGTTTATCTTGTCAAACGCGGTTCGTAACGGATCACCCGTGCCGTCGTTTGCACTTGAACCTATGTTGATGTTCTGTCTAGCCATAATTTAAAAATCCTTTTTGTTATGGGTATTTATTGTAAATTGTATAAACCTAATGTAAAATTAAACGTCAATTACAATCCTCTGGAATTTGAATACAACAGAATCACTTGTTGCATTGGTTACCAAAACCCTTACATTGCCACTGTTAATATCTGCAGAAAAACTTACAGGAGTTACAGTGCTTGATGATCCGTCAGGAGCAAAACTACTCACAGAACCAAAAGTTGTTATGAATGCATTTGTTCCATCATGTGTAACATTTGCTTCCACAAATTCAAACTTAGAGTTTTCAGTATCTGTGATAGATATAAAGTATTTTGCACTTCTATAAGTACCAATTGCAAAAGAGTCCATTTGTGATGCCGTTGACGCTGATACGGTAACACTCGCATCTGCTATATCTGAATGTGATAAAGAGGCACCTGCACTTGCAAAAGATAATGCTCCTGCACCATTTGTTTTAATAAATTGTCCATTAGATCCATCAGAAGTTGGAAAAGTAAATCCACTTATAGTGACGCCTCCTGTTCCATTACCTGTTAATTCTAGATTTGCGTTGGATGCATTTGTGCTGATAGTATTATCAGTGAGGGTAACACCGTCAACTGTGATAGCCGCTGTTGTGCTTAAAGTTGTAAAAGTACCTGCTACCGCAGTCGAACCACCAATAACTGTGTTATCAATTGTGCCTTCGTCTATGTCAGCTTTTGTCATTATAACCTGTCCTGTGCCAGAAGGACTGATTACTAAGTCACTATTTGAATTTGTTGTTTTAATAACATTATCGGTAATGTTTATTTCACCATCTATTGTTAAATTTGAAATGTTAACAACACCAGTACCGCCTGGAGTAATGTTTATATTGCTGTTAGATGATGAACTTATTGTGCTGTCATTAAAAGTTAAATTATCAACTGTTAGAGTGCCACCTACAGAAAAGTCGCCGCTTACTGTAAGGTTTCCACCTGCTGTTAAATCTGTTCCAACAGCTAAAGTTGAGCCTGCTGTTACTGCTCCAGTGATATTGGCAGTGCCATCAACTACTAATCCTTCATTTAAATTAATTGTAGATGAATCTGTAGAACTTAAAGTGGTTCCGTTGATTGTAATTGCACCAGCGATTATATTTCCTGTACCTGATGGACTTAAAATTAAATCAGAATTAGATGCTGTAGCTTTTATTTCGTTGTCGGTGATGTTAATGTTATCATCTAATGTTAAGCTTGATACAACCACTGAGCCTGTTCCACCTGGTGTTAATCTTAGATCGGCATTTGAATCTGTAGAAATAACATTATCTAAAATATTTATATTGTCAATACCAACAGTGCCTGTAATTGTTGTTGTACCTGTGACAGTCAAAGAACCTAAGGTAGACAATCCTTCAACAGTGAGTGTTCCAGTGGTAGACAAATTTTCATTACCAAAAGAAATTGAACCACCAGAGTCCGTGATTGAACCATTAGCAAGAGTTAAATTACCTATAGTTGATCCTGTTCCTGCGGTGATAGCACCTGTTATGCTAGCCGAGCCAGATACAGATATTGTGCCATCAACAATCAATCCATCGTTAACATTGATCGATGAAGAATCGTCTGAACTTAAAGTTGTGCCGCTGATTTTGATTGCTCCAAATGTCACAGATCCTGTGCCGTTGGGAATCAGGTTAATATTTTCATTTGATCTTGTTCCCTCGATAGCGTTATCGTTGATCCGGATAGCTGGGAAAGATATCGCACCTGTGCCAGAAGGTTGGAAAACTAGATCTTCATTGGTTCTCGTTGCAGATATCTCATTGCCACTGAAACTAAGATCTCCACCTGAAAGTGGTGACAGGTACAGTTCCGTGAACATTGTGTTCACTTTTTCCATAGCAGATCTCAGCGTATCGCCTGTGCCGTCGTTTGCGTTTGATCCTACATTTAAAGTTTGCTGACCCATATTATACGTTAATTGTCCTTTTGACCACGTTAACCACGTGAGTGTTTACGTTACTTATGGTTCCTCTGAGACGGATATTACCACTATCAATATCTGCTGAAAGTGCCATCAAGTCGGAAGAGCTGTTGCCTATTCTTCCAAATACACTTATAAAAGCATCGGTCCCGTTGTGAGTAACATTGCATTCAATAAGTTCAAAGTTTCCATCCTCTGCATTACTAGTCTGTACCAAATATTTTATAGATCTAGCAGTGCCAACAGCCTGTGAATCTAACGTGGCCACTGCACTTGAAGATCCCGCCGCTCTAGTTAAATTTATTCGATAAACGTTTACTTTGGTTGACGACCCTGAAGTGCTGGCCGCTTTTAAACTTACAGTTGATGATCCATTATGTGCTACTGACAATGTGATTTGCCCTGAGCTTTTGGTGCTGGTTTTAGCATATTCTGTTACAAAAGCATTTGTTCCTTCAACTACAACTGCCGCCTCACATATTGATGCCGCTGCTTCACCGGAGTTATGTGCAACCACAATGTAATGGGCGCCTTGAAATGTGTCACTATCAAATGTATCAATTGTTGTTGCAGTGGATGAAATAGTTGTATCACCGGTAACAGATACATTTGTTCCTGACCTGTCTGCTTCGCTATCTGATAGGATAATTCTATAGGCATGCACTCTTAAATTAGGTTCATTTCCAGTTGCTCTAAGTCGTACATCAGATCCGTTGATGTCTGCGGTCAAAGTTATTAAGGAATTATTACCTGTAAACACTTCACCATATGTACTAATCATGGCGTTTGTTCCATCATGAACAACAACACATTCAATATTTGAAACTTCCGTTTTTGATGCATTGTTTACACTAATGAAATATTTGGCACCTCGAAAATTTGCTTTTGCAAAAGTATCAATGTTTTCTGTTGCTGAATCCAGATCCGTATTAATTACAATTGACGCTTCGTCTTCACCTGAATATCCTGTTGAATCGTTATCTCCAAGACCAATCCTATAGTATGATACTGAATTTGTTGGAGACAGACCTGCGCCTCTTAATCTTAGATTGCTACTGTCTATATCAACTGTAACATCTACATGATTATTTGTGCCAGTTTTAGTCAATGCATATGAACTTATAAATGCCGCACTATTATTATGCACAACAGAATGTTTTGCAACTTCAAATTCATCACTTACATCATCTCTGTGAATAGCGTAGTACAAGGCACTGTCATATTTTGATGTTGCAAATTTATCAATTGTACCCACTGCGGAAATTAATAGGTCATGGCCACCAGTGCTTGTGACAGCATCAATTTCAGTATTGTTACGGAATGATACTTCTACTTGATCATCAATTAGTGAAGTATCTCCAAACAATATAGGCGAAGTAAAAAAACTTAAACTACCACTGCCATCAGTTTTAAGAACTTGCCCAGTTCCTCCATCTGAATTAGGAAGTGCTATTCCATTTATGAATACATTACCACTTCCATTTGCAGTAAATTCTAAATTATCGTTTGATCGAGATGCAGTGATTGTATTATCTGTAATAGTAACACCGGACGATGACAATGACGCTGTTGCCTGTGGACTCAATGTAATACTGGAGAATGTTCCAGCGGCAGGGGTTGTACCACCTATCACTGTGTTATCGATAGTGCCTGAATTAAGGTCAATGTTTTTAATGTTTACAGAGCCAGTGCCAGACCCAGATAATATAAAATCACTGTTTGATGTTGACAAAGTAATTTCATTATCTGTGAAGTTTAGGTTTGTATCAACTTGCAGATTAGATATATCCACTGTGCCTGTCCCGCCCGGTGTAATATTAATATCTGCATTGCTAGATGACGTAATGTCTGTGTCGTTTAATGTTAAATTGTCCACTACAATTGGTGTAGGTAGTGAGGTTGTTCCAGTCACTGTCATATTTCCTGTAACTGTAATATCACTACTAACCTGTAAAGTTGAATCTAATGTTATAGAATTTGCCACTGTGGCTGTTCCATCTAATACCAATGCTTCATTAATGGAAATTATAGATGAGTCATCCGAGCTAAGAGTGGTTCCAGAGATTTTAATTGATCCTAAAAAAATATTTCCAGTCCCAGACGCATTTAAAATTAAATCTGAATTTGACGCAGTGGCTTTTATTTCGTTGTCTGTGATATTGATGTTTCCATCTAAAGTAAGATTTGATATTACAACTGAACCTGTGCCACCTGGTTCCAAACGCAAGTCAGCATTGGAACTTGTGCTTATAATGTTGTCGTTGAATGTAATGTTATCAATTGTGGTTGCTCCAACTAAAGCTGTTGCTCCAGATACTGACAAGGATGACAAAGCAGATGAGCCTGCCTCTAACGTTCCTGTAGTTGAAAGGTTTTCATTTCCAAAACTAATTGCACCTGATGAATCGTTTATTATTCCATTGAGCAAATCTAAGTTTCCAAATTGCGAGCCTGTCGCCGCTGATAAGGTTCCTGTTGTGGACAAATTTTCATTGCCGAAACTAATGGCTCCAGAAGAGTCTGTGATTGACCCATCGGCTAAAGTTAAATTACCTATAGTTGATCCTGTTGCGGGGGTGATAGCTGTTGAGAAAGTGACAGCACCTGAGGCTGTGAGATCACTATCCACTATCAAATTCTCATTGATGTTGACCGTGCTGGAATCAGTGGCAGAGATCGACGTGCCGGAGAATCCAAGTCCGTCTATGACAAACTGTCCCGAACCGCTTGCTCTAAATATCAGGTCACTGTTAGCACCTACACTTTCGATGTTGTTATCGTTAAATTTTATTCCAGGAAAAAGGATTGCACCGGTGCCAGATGGTTTTAAGACTAGGTCGGCATTGGACTGTGTGGTGCTGATTTCGTTTTGCAATAATCCCAGTTGTGTATTCGCTAACGGTTTTGCGTACAACTCCGTGAAGTTGTTGTTGATCTTGATGCCGGCTCGCCTGATGGTATCGCCCGTGCCGTCGTCCGCGGTGTCACCTATGTTTATTAGTTCTTGTGCCATCTACTATCCTGTGCTTATTCTTACGTCGTTGCCTGATCTAAACAATCGTCCCGCAACATTTGGATCACTCGTCGGAAGTGCTGTGAAGTCCACCTGAGCGCCTGTTACTTTTAAATTTCCATTAACATCAACCGCCTCTGCAATTGATATTTTTGTTGAATCTGCTGAACTTAAAGTGGTACCATTTACAGTTATTGCTCCTAGCACTATGTTTCCTGTGCCGTTCGCACTTAAGGTTAGATCACCATTGGTTGTGATAGGTGTTATAGCACTGTTGTTGATCTGCAATTGATCTATTTCTATAATGCCTGTTCCGTTGGCTTGCAGTTTAAGATCACCATTTGTAATTGTTGTAGTAATTGTACCGGTATCTGCATCGCCTACCAACTGATAAACTTCTTCAAAATTGGTGTTTACCTTGGTCATGGCGGTACGCAGAGTATCGCCTGTTGCCGGGTTTCCTAGTGTTCCTGTGTCTATGTTTAATCTAGCCATATATCGAATATACATATTTATTAAATAAAATTAATGTTTATCGAGACATTAAAGACCATGAGATTGTATGAACGCCTAAGCAAATGTGGCGTGTACCACACCTTTCACCGAAAAAACACCATATTTGTGTTTAAGTGTGATTCATGTGGAGTAACATATTTGCGGCCAAGATCCCAAGTGGATCCGATGCGTGCAACCAATGACTATAAACATGTATGTTCACACTGTGACTCGAAACGTTTTGCACAGAAGATAGGTGTCAAAATGCGTAAGGTGTACAATTTAGACGCCAGTTCCACTAAAACACTATAATTTTTTCCATTTAATATCATCTCTAGAACCTGTAATCCATCTCTGCAAATCTGCGTATATCCCACATCTGATATTAGGAGGATCAAAGTACCACCGCAAGAACGGATTGCCCTCTAGATATTCTTTTCTGTTTATGAAATAAAAATTAGTTTTAGGAAATTGCCTGAACGTTTGCCTCAGCTGATACATCCATTCGTACTTGAGATAGGCCTTCATGCTTTCACGTCCTGGATAGTTTTTGGAATCCTTGTATATGTTGTTCTGTATCCTGCTGGGTGTGTCCATCTCCCACTGCTGGGCACCCATGATATCAAACGCCATTATGACTATGTTCTTGATGCCTGACTCCGCGGCCATCAGCACTGCACTACATCCTGAACCTCGTGCCTTGGAGAAGTCATTGGTTTTTATTTTGCCACCTTTCTTGATGTCACCGCCGCGCCATATCCTGTAGATTTTAAGACCTTCGGGTATGTTGTGTTCATGATCGCCCTCGCAGATGTAGTTCCACGTGCTGATGTCATCTGGACCATAGATATGCGGAGATTCCTTGCCATGGTTGTGCCACAGGGCCAGTTCCTCATACATGGGAGGGTTTACTGCCACGATGTGATCACACAGCATGGGATGGTCTCTGTATATGGCGTTACATCCATATATGGTTCCATGTCCTTTGAGGTTATCTATTGGAAATATGTTTCTTGATTCACCGTTGCCTATTATGAAAGCGGTATCCATTATATGCCAAAGGATTCTCCACATCCACACGAACTTGAGCTGTTGGGATTGGATATCTCGAATTGTGAGCCGAATGTTTCCTCTCTCCAATCAATC